TTCAGGTGTTGTAAAATTATACTTGTAGTAGTATGACATTTATTTTATTTTTTCCATTCACGATAAATATGTTGATATTTCTCGTTGGTTTTTATGTAATGAGACAGTAATCTAGATGTGGTTCTTGTAGGTTTGAAATACCACAACTCTGTATTTTTAAGTCTTGCGGTTTCTTTAAACCAAACCCATCCAAAGAAATAACCTTCTGTATGAAAATTGAAATTGTAAATCACCTTTCCTTTTTCCTTGGTTTTTTTCCAATCTATAGGAAGATTTACAAACTCATCATTCAACCCTTTCTTCTTTCTTCTCTTCTTTTTATTGATTGAGAACTCACCAAAACCAAAAGGAAGCTTAGCTCTTTCTCCTGTCTCTAATATGTAATTCTTAAATGACTCGTTGAACAAATAGATGATATTCTTCCACTCATCAAATGATATTTTTATGGAAGGATTCTTTTTGCAAAAGTTTATATAGTTTTCTTTACTGGAACTTCTCCAGTCAATCTTCACTCTCATTATTGGGTATTTGTTGTGTTAGGAGCTTGCCCATCCACTCCTTCTGAAGTTTGATCAGTTTTAATTCTAAAATAGGTGTTTAACATTTTTTGAGAAGTTAGTTCTAACACTTGCTTCTCTAAATATCCAGGTAAGGCATAGGGTTTGTCAAGTGGATTCTTGCACCACTCTTCATCAGTGTACTCTATTCCTCCACAGCCACACTCAGGAAACATCATCTCATTGGGAACATCTGTCTCAAACAATGCAGATATTCTAATAGACTGGAGCATTGGATTGCTTACATACAGATAGTCATTCATTATCCAGTAGTAAGTTTCTCTCTTTATTACTGGAAGTTTTATAAGATTTACATATCTGTTTACAGTGATTTCCTTAAACTTTGTTCCTCTACCACTCATAGCGTTGATAGAATATACGCCTTGAATTATGTATTGGTAATTACCTTCAGCTATACGAGGGATCTTGTATTTAGTTCTTGCAACAGTGCAAGGATCTACAAAATCACAACATTCAGAAATAGGAACTTCTACCATCTCAAGACAAGAAATGGTAGTGAACAAAGTATCAGTAGCCCAAAGCTTCCTGAGGTTTGTCTCTCTTTTAATTAGCAATAGAGAGTTATTTTTGATTTCAGATGCAATAGCTCTGTCTGTGATAAGGCTGTCAGTAGACAATACCTTATGCATAGAACGCACATCTGAAACAAGTTTTCTTAGTGTTGACATTATAAATACTGTTTGAATATATTTGTCATTCCTTCTTCAAAGTCTATCAAGAATGCTGTCACTTCAGCTTTTGAAGTGGTATATCCATTCTTGTCATCCCAGGAACTCTTAGCATTTGAAAATGCAGGAATTTGGTAAAATTTAATTCCATTGAAGTCTTGGCTCAATTCATGGTGTTTATCACCAGTGAATATGTAAAAGTTATCATGCCAGGACCATTCTTCTTTATATTCCATTGGGAACAAAGCAGCAAGTTTAGCAGGCTTTATAGCATCCCCATGGTTAAACATCATAGCTGTAGTGCCATAACTTGTATACTTTCTGTAATTTGGAGAATCATCAATACTGATCCTACCTATGTTTCTGAAATAGGTTTTTAACCATTTCACCATGTGCCATCCCACAAACTCATCATGATTACCTGGAACATAGATGACATGTAAGAACTCACACTTTTGCAGAAGAAGATTTATTACACTCACCTCATGATCACAAATCCTAGAAAATGATTCGTGATATTGCATGATGTTTTGCTGAGGAGTACCTTTTGTTGTAGTTCCAGTGAACTCACTATTGAATTCATCAGATCCAATTATGTAGTAGATTTCTTCTAGATTATTGGACAGTTGAGCTTGATTTATGATGATTTCAATCTTTTCTACAAATGCACCAAATCTATCTTCTACATCATTATATCCATCAACATCCAACTTATTAAAATGTGAGTCTTGTTTATTTATAATAAGACATCCATTGGACTTTTCTGTCTCATATTTAGGACTCATTACACTTGGAGAAAGGGGCTTATAGTTTTCCAAGAAGTCAATAAATGAGTCTTGAAACTCTTGCTCATTGGATTTTTTACCAAGCCAAGCTTTTACCTGCCAGTGAGGTTGCTTAGCATTTCCCCAATAGTTCTGGACATATTTAGTTATTTCCCACTTACTTGTGTCAATCTTACACTTCTCTATAAGTTCATCAAGAGATCTTATTTCTTCAGGAGAATTAAACACCACCTCTCCTGTTCCCTTTAGTACATCTTCCTGAAACCTAATTACAGCTTCTTCTAACTCATCAATATAACTTGCTGCTTCAGCCTCATCATTTATACTATTCTTGTACTTAAGTTCTTTCAACAATTCATTAACCTCACCCTCTGTAATTCCCAATTTATCTGCGTAATACTTCTTACTTTTCTTCCAATTCAGCATCTGCTGAAGTTGTTCTAAGAGATGCTGATTTCCCAACATAGGATTTAGTTTGGTTAAAATTGCAGTAAAGATAGAATTCTTTTTGAAATTCTCCAAATTTATTTAATTAAGTAGGTTATCTATTATAATCAATTTGATTATAAATAAAAACCCCCAGCGTGGAAACGCTAGGGGAGAAATCCTGTAAAACCAACAAAACAGGATTTTAACAATTTGTTATACTAGCTATTCCTGTACCTACAAACTCTAAATATTGTATATTATAAGCATTAGGACAACCATCAGATATACAGTAGAAACCTGATGCAGCATAAGTTGTTAATCCACCATCTATCCATAATCCAACTCCTAAATCGAGCGTTGGTGAATTAGATAAATAAACGGCTGTAGTAGGGTTTAAACAAGCATCTGGACCACTAACCTCACTGTATTTTAACAAATAAACATATGGTCCAGTAGCAGTAGTTGTTGTGGTCGTTGTTGCAGGGGTTTCTGTAGTGGTAGTGGTAGTTGTTGTTGTTGGAGCTTCAGTTGTAGTAGATGTAGTAGTGGTGGTTGGAGAACAAACATTAACCAAGTTACAGAAAGCCACCTGTAGTGAAGGGTTGGTTTGAATTGTATAAAGAAGGGTTTGAACTAATGTTACAGGATCAAATTCTTCGTCTATTTTTTGCAAAACAACGTTTAAATCATCCCCTGTATCCACACCTGTATTGGAAAGGTTTGGACCATTATACGTAATATTTTTGGTATTAAGTATCATGGAATTCAACCATCCATTATCACATTTCTTTGGAAATGTCATTTTTACAGGAGTGCAGGGATTGCAAGGAGTGCCTGGATAGCAAGCCATTTATTTAAGTTTAAGGGATGTACATAATGTAATAACAAGCAAGAACAGGTTGAATATTACTGTGACCAAGTCCACCTCCTGCAGAAGCAATAGTTATTCCTGTAGTAGATGAATTGGTAGTCAAAGTTGATTGGACACCATCTCTACTAGACTCACCACCACCTCCTGGTTGAATTGATCCCTCGTACGTGTGCGTGTGACCAGGATCTGTGAGAGTGTGAGTGTGTGAAGGGATTTGTGTAATATCAAGGGTGATTGTATTTGCTCCAGATATATCTCCTAGAGCATAGTTGGGATTACCTGGTGTGGCTGGATTTACGGAAGGATTCAAAGCACCTCCAGGAACAAGCTGAATTGCTCCAACTGGAACCCTACCACGTTTATCTGGTGTACCATTCTGTCCATTACACAAATAGATATTTACCCAGTCTCCAAGACCAGCACCTGTTGCATCAAAATGAGAAAGAGAACCATAATATTCAACAACTGTATATGGAACCATCTTTGTATAATACTGTGTAGATGAAGCTACACTATCTAGATATGCTTGAATAAGATCATTCAAATCTGCAATCTTTACATAGTTTGTATCTACATCTAAAGCAAGAGCTGCTAATTCTACATCAATTTCACAAAGTTTTGTAATAACAGCTTGTAAAATAGCATGTGTTCCTGAAGTGGGAGTAACTCCAGTGAGGCATCCTATGGAATAATTTGCTTCAATTGTATCAACTCTACCATCTAACACATCTACCTGAGCTTGCAAATCACAAGCTGCTTGAATCAATGCAGATATGTAAGCGTTTAGGTTAAGCTCTCCACAGTCTGGAAGATATTTACTAACCACCTCACATAGAATAGATTCATTTATAGTGGGAACAATAGAAACGCCTGTGAGGGCATTTGTGAGAAATTCTATCAGAGATGCTTCCACCAAAGATAGTGAATCACCGTTTTGAATACCTAAGGCAGGAACATCAAGTCCTGTATATTTGACGCACCTATCAGATACAATCTCGGCACATCCGTTATAGCAATTTGAACAAGCCATTTTTAATTTTATTTATGGATTAATACTTTTACTCTACTAGCTATCTCATTTATGGTAAACGGTGGTGCATAATCTCCATCACAATATCTATACCTTAGTATTCTTTTGTAATTAAGAAGATCATCTAGCACTGTCCCAGGGAGAGGATAGTTTAGGGCGAACACAACATTATTGTATTCATTCTTTGCCAACTCTGCTATCTTGCAGTCAATTTCTGAAAGAAGAACAGTTATAGTTGTGCACTCAATACAGTTTGTAAGCCTTGGTGATAACATTTTTTATTCTTTGTGCTGCTGTTTTCAATGCATTATTACATGCTGAACACAAGCCATTAATTAATTGACATCCACAACCAACTTTCATTCCGCAGTTTCTACAGTTTGCCATATCAGTTAAAATTATTTATGTAATTATTACCATAACAATTGCAATTGTTTCTGATGAAGTTATCAAGCATTTTGTTTGCTTGTGCATACAACTTATTTGATGTATCAACAGCACAATTGTTTGCAGAAGCAATTGCTCCCTGGATGAAGTAATAGATGCTGTTCAAATCAACTTTCTGTTGCTTCTTGATAGGAGCATCACATTCCATCATGTCTAATTTCATAAACGCAGAATCAAATTTTTCCTGAAGCTTATCAACACGAATGATGGTTTTTTCTACGTAGTTCTGATACGCAGGAGTAACAGAATATTTAATATAATACACTCCATCAGGTAAGGCAATAAGTGGGTCGCCCACAGCAGTGATGCCTAGAGATTGAGAAGTGTAGATATTAAAGTCGTTAATATTGAACGGCAGACTGACATCTCCAAAACCAGGAACATTCATTTCAATAGTGGGAGCTGTAACAGTACTTGGGTAGGTGGACGCATCAGCAATGCCCAACGTTTTAACATTATATGTTGGAATTACTAATATGTCTAATTTAAGATCTGCCATGTTATTCTAAATAAATAAGCCAGAGGATTTGAGATTGAATCCTCTCACCCTCTGGCTTAGGTTATATGATAATTGTTTCTTCGTCTACTATTAAGGAATCAAGGTAGTAGTTGTAGAAGTGGTTGGCCATACAGTTGTGGTGGTAGATGTTGTAGTGATACAAGCATTGTCATCAACAACCGCACCAAGACCAGCTTCAAGAACAGCTTGGATACCAGCAGTCAAAGATTGAGGAACTGCAAGGATAACCATAGAGTCTTCCTTAATATAGTCACCCCAAGAGTAAGCAGATTTGTCATACTCGTTGAACTTGATATAGAAGCTATCATACGTAGTACCGTCAGAAACCCAAGACTCAAAGTTCTCGTTGTAACCTGCCATTCTGTAAAGATGCTTCAAGTAACCTGC